TGTGTGTTTCAAATGTTTTCTAGACGAAGTCGCGCACCGCGTACTAGTTTCTCGCTGTCTGTTAGGATAGTCCGAGCTAACTAAAACCATAGTGGTGACGCAAGGAGGTATTCGTGTGGTAAAACAGGTTATGCGCAGAGCTAGTAAAACCTTTAAGACGCGTGAGCAAGCGGCCGACGTCGTACATCCAACCCTTAACGAGGTAGCACTACTACATAAGGAGTGGGGTCTACCAAACTACCAATGGTCTATGGATAATCTCCAAAGGTGGCTTGAAAGGTTGGAAATGGGACTCAAACAATTCGGAAGAACCGGAATGTTTGGGAACTTGCCCGTAGGTGTCGTCGTGGATCGTTTCGATAGGAAGATGCATTCAATAGCATTACCATCCAATATCCAGGACATTTCCGGTGGCCCTGAGTTCTTCTGGGAGTTCGAAAATGAGTATCGTGAAAAGGCGGGCCCGATTGGAGGGTTCCTACCCTGGAGCAGTGATACTGCCGAGAAAGTTAAGGAACTAACATCGCCAACGCGCATCTCTGAGACTTGTAAAAGAGAGGCGTTGGATCAAGCGGTCGACGTAATTCGACACCTTGGAGATCATTCTCCTATTATCGTTCCCACATCCATAGATGTAGCTCTAAAGGGAGGTGGGAAAGGCGGAGGCGAGGATGCACTTGATGGGACAACTAATGGTTGTGATCCTGTGGTAATCCACCAGTGGGTGCCAAGTCCAGGCCTACACACCCAGGTCGAAGAACGTGAGATGGCGTTCAACTTCATTTGCAGATCCGCCAATGATTTGCGGAGCAAATTGCTCACGGTTGACAACCCGAGGCGCTACCCGTTGCCTCAAGTGGGCATAATGCACCAAAGAGTTAACGAACCAAAAGGTCCTGACCCCTTGAAAGAGGAGAAGTACAAAAGGTTGGTCGTTGCCATGCCAAAATGGTCTGATACTGTTTTGGGTAATACTATCGCGCCCCAATGCGAGAGTACTATTATGGGAGCCTATTGGCCGAAGACAGGTTTACCTCTGATGATAGGCCATATGGACGGCGCCCATGTTGATAAAGCGGTGGAGCTTCTCATGCAATATGCTGAATCTATTGGTGAGATCGTTTTGAGTATAGATTATTCTCATTTCGACAGGAGCATCTCCCCTGAGCTTCGAGATATGGTGGATGATGCCGTATCTAGTTGGATGAATCGAGGGGCTGCAAATATTTATTTGTATATCGAAAATTCCAACATACGTAATACTTATCTGATCCAACCCAATGGGTTGGTAGAGCCGACACCCCATGGGGTGAATTCTGGTTCCAAGTTTACAAACTTTATTGACAGTATGGTCAACCTAACTTGTATTTTATATGGTCATTTCGCTGGCTATTACGAGCTACATTCAGCACATCCACAGGGCGATGACTGTATTGCGGTTGGTAGAGGCTTAAATCCGGAGACGGTGCAGAAGGCTGGTGAAGACCTTGGTTTAGTTCTCAATCCTGAGAAGCAGTTGTACAAGAGACACATGGCTACATACCTAAAGAGGTATTACTTCCAGGGTCGTTATGGGGGAATATACCCTGCAAATCGTGCTGTGACCAAAGCAGTTAGCGCTGAGGACGACGTAGGCGCATTGTCAAATAACGCTTCGGTAAGTTGGCAAGTTACCTATAAGGCGGTTGCGAGGGCAGGTAATGTTGTTTATCATCCTGATTTTGCTGAATTGATTCAGTATTTAATGGCCGGTGACTCGGTTCATCATTTGGGCAGAGATGTCAGTCCTGAAATGGTTACAAAGCTAGCTGGTGACTATGCTTTAAGATACCAACAGGAACTGAAAATGAAACCGTACCTAAGGCAGGGTCAGGGAGTAGGCTGGAACAATAGCCTTGTAAACGGGGTCATTCGAGGTGAGAAGGTACCCACTGACAATGATGCACTCTTTGAGAGAGTAACGGGCGTACGGTTTGCTGATGTCACGTACGACAACTTAAGACATCGAATCGCTATATGATCATATAGCCGTTAGAGTCACGATACGACCATATGCC